GATTTCAGACTCTGAAGGCTTTTTTAAGGCCTCTCTTCTTGAATCATGTACTACTAATGAATGCTTTCTTGAACTAAGGGGTGATAAGAGTTCGGAATATGTATTGGGGGTTGACCCTGCCCAGGGCGGTGACGCTAGTTGTGGTATGGTATTAATAAAAGTGGGCAACCCTAACAAGATAGTGAATGTTATAGAATTAAAAAGAAAAACTACACAAGTGCTTACAAGAACAATACAAGCAATAGATAGTTCGTACAACCTGTCTAGAATATTTATGGATAAGGGCGGGGGTGGTAAGGCCCTTATGGATTTATTGGAGGATGGTTTTGAGGGTCATGAAAAATTGATAGATAAAACAGATGAAGACAAAGCTAATTTACCCGGCCGTCATATTCTAGAAATGGTTACTTTTAATCCATCATGGATATCAGATGCTAATTTTACTACCTTATCTATGTTAGAAGATAAGAAACTTATTTTCCCCGGCCCGCCCACAATATTGGCAGATGCTTTGGAAGATATATATGAGAAAATAAAAGATTTAAAACGTCAGATGTTGAACATTATAGTAACACAGACTGCTACCGGAGTATTACATTTTGATACACCTAAGAAGGGTCAAAAGAAAGACTTATATTCAGCAATAATTTTAGCAGCCCACGGCGTTAGAACTATTGCTAAAGAGCTAGAAGCCCCAGCAGACCCAATACTTTATAATTCTTCAGGTATGATAAGAGCACATAAACCTAACGCTCCGTGGAATCCTTTAGAAAAGAATTCTGGAGTTGGGCCGGCTACTCCAATTCGTAGAGGTGTAGATCTTAGTGTGGCCGTGTTGAAAAAGCAATTAAAATAATAAACTAACCTATCTTTTATTAGAACCATACACTTCATGGTAAAGGAGTGTTTTATATGTCTGAAGATAAAGAAGAAATTATCACTTGTGATGGAAACAAACATTATCATCCTATTATAGGCGACGGGATTTTAGACACTACGGAAGAACTAATGGACAAGGAATACAATGTAAGTTTTTTTAAACTTAGTTTTTGGGATTTATGGTTTCAGAAGATTTTTCGCAATCTTGCCTCCATGAAATTTCAACTTCTAATTATTTTATATATTCCAATAATTTGGGGCATGTTCAATAATAATCCTGGTACTAAAGCTCCCTGGATTTCTTCTGTCGAGGGTCTTGGATTTTTGGGTGGGGGCTATATAACGTTAGCAACAAGTAGATTTCTAGCAAGAACAAGTCTAGTAGAAAAAAATAATTCTAAAGAACTAGATACAGAACAATAGGAGGTAGATTTCAATGGGAGTAAACAGTGACAACCCAATTGGAACGCCCTGGTGGACTACAGCATCTGGTAATAATGACTGGTCAGATGATTACACCAGAAGCCGTTCCGGGCTACAATACACATCACCAGACCAATTAATCGGCCGAAAAGATCATTATAAATACACATTAACTACAGACGATCCCGCCACGGTTTCAGGAGCGGACGGAAAAGTTTTAAGGTAGAATTATGGATAAAAAAAATCTTCAAAAGATGACAGCGGATATTCAAGAGAAATATCCTGATGCAGGAATCAAGTCTATTGAGATTGATGAAAAGACAGGTAAATCTACTTTTTATGTTCAGCCAAATAAAACAAATTTGGCTTTTTTGGAAAAGGGGGGTCTTGTACCTAAAATAAGGACTGAGTCCGCTGCTGTTATTACTAGAGATGCTATAGATAGAACACTCCTCGATTTAGCAAAAAAAGACCCTTATACTGAAGAGCCCGCTGCTTCTTTTGAAAGGGCAATTAAGTATTATTATATTGATCCTCTTATTGGCCCGGTTGTTAATTTTCTTTCTAGTATAGCTAATAAAGGATTTGAACATGATATTGATGACGAAAACATTAAGAATTTTTTTGATGTTTGGGCATTTGATATTCGTTTACATGAAGTGTTGGAATGGATCTTTCTTGACTTGTTTAAGGTAGGTCAAGTTACTACATATAAAGTTTTAGCTAAATATGAACCACGCGTTTCTTACTTATCCCCGATGCCTGGGCAAAAGATGAAGAAAGCGGCTAGTTTAGAAACTGGTGAAATGGCGGCCAAAAAAAGTAAATGGTCTAAGTCATATATACCAGTCTCGTATACGGTACTTAATCCTACACTAGTTAAAATAGATGGTAATTTACTTTTTAATAACTTTACTGTTTCTCTTACCCCTCCTAAAGAACTTCAAGATTTACTCAAGAAAAAACCGGGTGATTTAACTCCAGAAGAAAAAGAACTTATTAAAAATCTTCCATCTGACTTTAAAAAAGCAGCAGAAAAGGGGCAAGCTTTTCCCCTCCCCTCTGAAAATGTAGGATTTGTTACATATAGAAAACAACCTTACGAGCGTTATGCTAGGCCAAGAAGCCTGCGTTTGTTTGATTCTTTGGAGTATAAACGGGCGCTCAAAGAAGCTGATTTAAGCACTCTAGATGGCATCACAAATTATATTTTAAAAGTTACAATAGGTAACGATGAATTTCCTGTAACGACACAAATAGAATTAGAAACAATTGCACAACTTTTTAATACTACAAGTAAGTCGTTCGATATTGTATGGAATCACACTCTTGATATTGAAAAGATTGTTTCTCCGGAAATTGAAGCCGTTCTTGGGAAAGAAAAATATGCACAAGTAGATGATGATATTAATGCTGGTCTCGCGGTTTCCAGGGCTTTCATTGACGGCTCTGGCGATCTAAATGTTGCTGAAGCACAACTTATTGTAAAGGGTGTTCAGGAAGAAATAGAATATGCTAGACGTCAAGTAACAAACTGGATTTATAAAGAATACCAAATGATAGCAGAAGCCATGGGCTTTGATAGATTCCCTAAAATCCGCTGGGATGAGTCAGTTCTGAAGGATACAATTATGTACATGAACATGCTATCACAACTTGTTGACCGCAGAATGTTAAGTTACGAAACCGCGCTTGAGTCTCTTGGTTTTGATTACCAAAATGAGCTTAAGAATATGAAGGAAGAAATGCCATTGGTTGAGGATGGTGTGTTTGGCATTATTGGTTCTCCATGGCAACAGGCTAAAATGAAGCAGCCAGTACAAGGCAGCCCTGCAGGAACTCCTTCGGCCGGCCGGCCAAAAGGTACAGATCTGGATACTACTAAAACTAAACAAACAAGCCCCCAAAAGAAAAATACAACTGATAAACAAACAAAAACAAAACCACAAAGACAACAAGTGGTGAAGAGTTCCTTAACAGTAGCAGATGTAGTGAAGGATATGACAGAAGAAGAATTTGCCGCGTTTAAAGAAGAATTAGAAGGATTAAGAAATCAACAAACGGAGGATTAAAAAGTGGATAAGAAATTTTATTTAGAGGCAGACATTAAACTCCAGGAAGAAACAGCTGATTTAAAGAAGGCTGTGGCTAATGTTATTAGTCTTCCAAAAGAAGATGATAAACAGTCGGATCTTCTTTATTTTTCCGCAATTTTTGTTTCTTCCGGTGCTAATTTAAACAAGGCTTATTTTATGCCCTCGGAGCTTGTTAAAGCTGAAAAAACTATTATAAATAAAGCCTTGGATGTCGAGCATAAAGAAGAAGATATTATAGGCCATATTTATGATAAAGCTTTTATTGATCTTGCAGGTAATAAATTAGATATAAGAGAGATGGCCGCTGATAATGACATAGACTCTCGTGATGTTCATATTGTAATTGCTGGTATTATTTATAAAAATAGATTTCCTCATCTAGCTGAAGAAATTGCTAAAAATGAATGGCGCGTAAGTATGGAATGTTATTTTAATGATTATGAAGTAAAAGTTGGTGATCTTGTTATGACAAGACAAGAAGCAGAATCTATGGGTTATGCTGAAGAAAAAATGTTTGCTAAGATGGCCAAAGTTATTAAGAACGGAGTAGAAATAGCAAAAGGTAGTGTTGAACGCGTGTTGAGAGGTATTGCTTTTTCAGGTTGTGGTATTGTTAAAAACCCAGCA